ATGTGCAAATAAAAAAGGGGATATTACTCCCCTTTCTTTTCACTTATTTTTATTCATCGCTATCGGTGTATTCAATCACTCTGCAACCAACCTCTAACTTAATACCATTGTCCACAAACTGAACAATATCTTCGCCCTCAATGTCGGTGGAATAGGTCAAAGTATCATCTTCAATTTCGCCATTTTCAGTTTTTGGTGTCCAACTTTTTGCTTCATTCAAAAACTTATCGTGTAAGTCAGTAAGCATACTTTCCATTTCATCAGTAAGGATAAGGTCTTTTTTGTAGTTTACATTAACCTCGGTACTCCAATTATCCCCATAGTTCATATTGGATATGTTTTCCTCAATAAACTTTTTTTCGGCTTCGGTTAATTCAACAATAATCGTTTCACTATAACTTTCACTCCATTCACTTTGGGCAACCTTTGTGTAAGCAAAACTTTCTTCATCATCTTCCAAGTTAATACGAACATAACCACTCTCGCCTTGATAGTGTCCGTCAGACGCTTCATAGAAACTAACTGCGTTGTAAACCTCGTTATCAAAGTAGCTATCCAAATTTGTGTTGCTAACATCAATTTGGTTTCCTTTGTTGTCATAGAAGGATAATTCGGTGTCATTCATACTATCGCCACCACAACTGAAATTGAAATCAGCGTAAGCGATACCAAGTTCTTTCCAATGTTTAATTTCTTGTTCCATTTTGTTTTTTTTGATTATGATACAAAGATAAATGAAATAAATTTAACTTGCAAACTTTTCTTCACATTCTTTTCTTAATTTTTCCAAGAAAAGGTCTGCAATTTCAACACTATCGGGGTTGTCAATCATTTTCACTCCGTTGTGTACCCAATCGGGCAAATTAAAATGTTTCAAGTAATCTTGTGCCGTTGGTACAAACTTCATACGGAAATCTTCCAAGATATGCAACATAGCAATATCAATCGTGTCCACACTTTTACCACTTGAATTGGTAATGTTGTAACCGAATATCTTTGGAATAATCGTGTAAGCAAACCAAGTGTTATGTGTTAATACCCTTGCTGAATTGTTGTTCATAGTCGCTTTGGGACTATCAATAAGTTCGTGGATTGCCAAGTAATCTTCCACATTACCACCCCAACGCTTAACGCTGGATTTTGAATGAATTAAAGGATTTGCCATTTGTTTTGTTTTTTGATTGATACAAAGGTAAATGAAATAAATTTAATGTGCAAATTTTATTTCAAAAAAAAGGGGGGATTACTCCCCCCAATCATCAAACAAACAAAATCTTTAATCCCAAATTCGTGTTATTTGTTGGTTAAAAGGGTTGTACTCAACTTGTTTTCCCATAACCCAATTACCTTGTTCAACCTTTAAGGTTTTGTGTTCGTTACTCCACGCACCATTAGGTTTTTCGTGTTTCAACTCGCTATCTCTTTTGACTGCGATTTCGGGGAAGTCCATAACATCGGTGTCAAGGGCAAACTCCCCATAAAGTGTGTGCTGATTAACACCCTCGCCCACAAGCAAGGTGTGTTTTTGAAATTGTTTTTTTGGCATATCTATTTTGTTTTATGATACAAAGATAAGTATAATTATTTTAATGTGCAAGTTTTATTTTAACTTTCTGCAACAATTAACTCCCGATATTCATTTTCAGTCAAGTGTCGCACACTATCCAAAGGTTTGTATTTGCCCTTTGGTTTAATCATAATACAATCCCCTTGCCTAATAATTTTCTCTATGTTGCCTTTTGGAACATTGGTTTGAATAGTCCACGCAATACATTGTATCGCATTAACTTGTTTAAGTTTTTCAACACGAAACCAATCGTCCTCATTGTTTGTGTTGAATACTGATTTCACATCAACCCAAATAAGATATTCTCTATCGGTGGAAGTATCTTTGCACCTCACATAATAGGCATTTTCCATTTGCCTAAAACCCGACAAACCCTCGCTGAAATAACTACCACTAACCTCATAAAGTTCGTAGGTATCGTTAAAGGTGTGTTCAACCAATTCGCCATTGGTATCAACCCAAGTGGTTGTTTTCTTAATTGTTTTCTTTGATAACAATTTTGGGTTTACATCTGCAACAATCTTTTCCAACCCCAAGTGAAGTATGGCAATTCGCCTTTGTTCCAAGTTAGATAATTGTGCAATTTCTTTGAATGTAAGTGGCTGGATTTCTTCCCAAAAATCACTTAATTGTTCCATTGGACAATCGGTGTATTTCATTTTCATTACACGACAACCCAAGTCAAAGGGGAACTCTACATTACTGATTACTAATTTCATTTTGTTTTGCGTTTTGATTATGATACAAAGGTAAGTGAAATAAATTTAACCTGCAAATTTTATTTTGAATTTTTTAATACCTCACCAATCGCAATATGCAAATCCTTCAAATCCTCTCTTGTCATTAAAGGTATCATCATTGTATGATAGTTCAAATTTCTTCTCTCTGAACGACTATCACTATCGGGATATAAGTTGTTATCCTCAATACTAATGCACCCAACATTACCAACCAAACTAACATACACATTGTGTCCGTTTGAACTGATTTGTCTTTGTGCTAATTTTGGTAATTTCTTTGTTGCCATTGTTTTGTTTTTTGATACAGCAAAGATAAACGAAATAAATTTAATGTGCAAATTTTAATGTAAATTTTTTTTAATCCACAACCCCATTACCATAGTAAAGGTTAAAACTCTTTTCTTTGTAATCATCGGACTTTAACCATTCACTATATTTGGTTGCCCAAACACCATCTTGCCATTTGTAGTATGAACCATTACAATACCTCAAACGATTGTTTAGTTTGTAAAATTGTTCAAACATACCGATTTCGGTATCGTCCTCAATCTCTTTTGTGTTTGTTACGATTGAAGTTGTATCAACATAACGAAACCCATCTTCGGTTACAACCGTTTCGTTTCGTGGGTTCCAATAGTCCAAAGTTGTTTTATACTTGCTCATTGTTTTTTGATTGGTACAAATATAAATACAATAAATTTAACTTGCAAGTTTTAAGATAAAAAAAAGGGGACTTTATTTGTCCCCTCTTTTTGTTTTGAGAAATTTAGTTGTTCCAACAAGCATTGAAGAACTCCAAGTAATCTTCTTTTCTTCCATAGGTTTTCCCATTGAAGTTGCGTTTCTTCATACCACGCTTAATACAAGTAATAAACTTATCTTGATTTTTGTAGTATTTCTCAACACCCAAGTTACCCATAAAGTCAATCAACCCTGTTGTTGCATACTGACTACGAACAAACCCTGTTGCGTTGTAGAAGAAATCAATCGCATTGATACGCTTAATCGCTTCTTCCATATCAACAACCTTGAATTCGCCATTTGCGATTTGTTTCTTTGCAAGTGCGCTTGTTGAATTGGTAAGTAAAGCACCAATGGTTGTGTAGGTAAGTGAAAAACGCTTTGTAAGGTCTTTTAGGATTTTCACGTCTTTGTTAAAGTTCGCCCAACCATCAACGAAGTTTTTGATACCCCAGTTTCGTGAAGTGCTGTTTAACATTGTAACAATCTTCAACGCTTCCTTTTCATCCCTTGCTTCAATCAATTTGCAACGGATAGGTAGATTTGCTGATTTAAGGTAAGCATACAAATGTTGACCATCAACGATAAAATAGTGCATACCAATTTTAACGATAACAACGTCACGAAGTACGTTAGCCAACTGAGTAACACTCGTACCCATTTTCTGAACGTGTGCAGGTGCGATGTCACGATTGAATTTGAGTAATTTAAGTAACTCATAGTTACTTGTTTCAACGATGTCGGGGTAACAGATAACATTACCATTAACATCTGTTTCTACTGAACCTTTTAATAAGGTTTTGAACGCGAAGTTCCTTGTCTTTTGTTTTGCCATGATGAATAATTGTTTTTTGGTTTATGGGTACAAATGTATATGCAATTTTTTTAACTCGCAAATTTTATTGCAAAATTTTTTATTTTTTTTGGATCACCTATAAAATAAAAAGGGGGCAATGTTTCCACCACCCCCATTGTTGCAAATCAAAAAACACAACAAATTTTATTCGGTCAAATCAAAGGTAAACTCTGTATAACCATTTGGGACTTTATTTGCGACAGATATTGAGTGCCTTGCCCATACCCCAACTTGTCCCCGTTCATCACCCCTGAAATCACCACCACCACGACCATTGCCCTCGCAAGTTAGTAAAGGTAACGGGTGAATTGTGAACGGGTATTTTTTCCCCGTTTTATCATCAGTCCAATATTCCGACACGGGCACTTTCTCTTTATCCACAAACTGCTTTTTGGTGTGGTTAAGAATAAAGCGGTAGTTTGACTTGGTTACACGCTTTGGGTTCAACTTGTTTTCGTCTTCGCATAGTTCGTAAAGGTTCACCTCAACGGCTTTGCCCTCTTCGTTTTGGTGTGTCATTTCGGGTTCTCCGTCTGCATAATCACCCGCCCAAACTACACGGGCTTTGTTGAACTTGCCACGAGGGGACAACAACTTTTCAAAGGTGTTCACAAAGTCGTTTCGCAACCACGAGTGTTCCATTAGTTTGAGCCCGTTGTTGTATTCGTGTGAATACATCCAACCCAAAACTTTTTCCGATTGTGTTTCTTCTGTTTTATCAGCAAGAATACAAGGTTTGTAATACTGTCCCATATCTTATTTTGTTTATGAATACAAAGGTAAGTGAAATAAATTTAACTTGCAAATTTTACGACAAATTATTTTCTTCTTTGTAGTACCTCGCAATCCCGATAACAACATCAACAAGTTCCTCATCGGACTTCTTTGCCAGTGCAAGAACATCATCCATTGTTTCAAATTCATCGGATGCCATCTCAATGATGGCATCCAATAACTTCTCTCTCATCGTTGGTATTGTGATAAAATTAGTACTCATATTCAACCTCCCAACTTGCTCTATCGCTTTTCTTCTGCAATAAAGGTTTTAATGATTTAACAAATGATTTTTCAGCGTCAGCGTCAAAGTATGAACCCAACGCACCCTTTACAACTTCAAGTATCGGTGTGTTCTTTGTGGTGTCGCTGAATGTAAAGTAAACATCAACCGACCAATCCTTTGGTATTGAGCCGTGGTCTTTGCAACCGATACGAGCCTTTTTTAACCCTCTTTCCATACGGATAATAGGTGTTTCGTACATATCGGTCATATCATCATACCAATCAATCTCGCTGAATGATACGGACATTGACAACAAGTTTTTGGTCTTGATTGATTTCCAAAAACCCTCAACAACTTCTGCAAGTCGTTTTTCGTTTACATACAACTGCGATTTTCTACCCGAACCCGAATAGTCCGAACTAATGGATAAACGCAATTTGTTGTCTTGAATTCGGTTTACTGATACCGATAAACATTCTTTGGTGAAAAGTGATTTCATATCTTATTTTGTTTTGTGAATACAAAGGTAAGTGAAATAAATTTAACTTGCAAATTTTATTGCAAAATTTTTGGGTTTAATTTGAACTCCAATTTGTATGTAGGGTTATAGCGACCACCCGAACAAAAACCACAAGAAGATATTGTGCGTGTTGCTCTATGTTTCTTATGTGTATGACCACAACCCGAACAAACTGCAATATAACGGCTTTCGGGTGTTGTAACACTTTTACCGCTATAACATCTATCCCCCGAACAACCAATCTCTCTTGCTTTGGCTTTCCATACCCAATCGTGGTGGTGTCCAGGTGTAAGGGCGTGTGCGATTTCGTGTAATATGGTATTTCTAACTTCTTTTTCATCGTTTAAGTGCGTTAGGTATTTTGATAATGTGATTGTCCTTGACCGATATTTGCAACAACCAAACCTGCGTCTTGCGTTGTCAAAACGGAAAATCCAACCATGTTGCTTGATGCCATGCTTTTGCATGAGTTCGTTTGCGAGTGCTTGTGCTTTGTTTAAGTCCATTGTTTGTGTTTTTGATTGGTGCAAATATAAACACAATAAATTTAACTCACAAACTTTACGATGAAAATTTTTTTATTTTTTTTTGCGTTAAAATTTGTGGGTTAAAAATATTGCACATATCTTTGCACCATAACCAAAAAATAATAATAGTTATGAGTGATTTTCCATCGGCAGTTAAAGGGTTAGGTATCTACAAAGGTGATTGGGAGGGTGCCCAATGGACACTAACAGGTATTCCGTCAAGTGAACAATTAGGTCACCAATACGAGTCCGCCTATGACTTTGAGGATGCCGTTAAACGCAATGTAAATTGTAGTGGTATTGAGTTTGATAGCGAGTATTCCCAGTTCTTTGCATACGCCAAGACAAGAACAAGATTAGAATCGTTTGCCAAGCAGATTGCCAAGCACTACGAGAAAGCAAAAGAACTTACAGAAAAAATGTATTAAAAATTTGCAGGTTAAAAAAATATAACTTACCTTTGTATCACAATCAAAA